AAGCAATCCATAGAGCATAAATTGTCATCATAGTAGTTTTTCCTGTTTGTCTACTAGCTAAACAGGCTACAAATCTATGATCTCTTAAACTACGTAACACTCTTTTTTGATAAGGATATAATTTTATTAACATTCTGCCTTGATCAAGATTAACAATGTGAAAAAAGCCTTCTGAAAAGTGAATAATATTTTGTCTGGCTTTCTTAAGAGACTTTACCATTTCAGGAGTCCACTCGTACTCCATATTAGGATTAGGTAAATTTGTATTACCTAAATAAAATTTATCGTCTTTATTTAGCCTAGGCACTATAAATATTTACATGACCAGCAGAGATTTAAACTCTATTAATGAAGCCTATGTTCAAGCTACGACAAAGGTAGTAACTAAAGAGGCTGGAAAAACAGAGGAAGTTGTGACTGAGCAATTCAAGGATAAGGCAAGTGGTACACAATTTGGACCGAATGATCCTGATGATCCGTTTAATAAGGATAAGGATAAGAAGAAGAAAAAAGATAAGAAGGTAGAGGAAGCTAAGCGTAAAGGTGGCCGGTTTTCGGCTGCCTCTCCTAAAGGCGAGTACGATCCAGACGTAACGGGCGAGCTTAGCAGAAGGCCAGGTGTTAAAACAGGACCAGGCGCGCCTGGCGATGATGGAGGAAAGATGACGCAGTTAACGCCGGATGAGAGAAGGGCCAGGCCAAAAGGAAAGGCGAAACCGGGACGATGGAGAGACCATCTCCGGGGCCCCGGATCTGCTAAGGCCAAAAACCAGGGTAACAAGTGGAAAGAGCCGAAGACAGAAGACATAGGACCAGATTTTGGTGATGAGGAAGAGTTCGGGGATCCTTCTCGTCATAGTGGTGATTATTTAGATTCCGAGCCTTTAGATGTTGGAGATATAGTAGAAGTTGAGGGTGAAGATGATGATTTTGTAATTCTTGGTATTGATGGAGATTGGGTTCAGGCTGCGGTCGTTGGTGATGGAATTGAAGTTAAAAGAGATAGTGTTGTAAGAATCGATTCTGATAAACCGGATGAGGAAGTCGCTCAAGTACCATTTGAGTCAGTTAAAATTGAGAGAAGGTTAATTACATTAAAGGAGAAGAAAAAGATTATGAAATTTACAAATATAATGGCTGAGTATGAAAGTCGATTATCTTCAAGTTCAAAAGGATTTTCATTAAAGTCTAAGTTAAATGAAGAAGACGGAGTTGCGTTTAAACAGCCTGATGAATCTATTGGAGTAAAGGTGGATAAGAAATCACAACGTCCAACAGATGAAACTTCTGGTACAGATCAAGAATCATCTACAGAGAATGTAGACGACGATTTACAGGAGCCGAAAAAGGAAGAAGAGAAAAATACTAAAAAAGAGAAGAAAGTTGTTGAGGATAGTATAAATAATTCTAACAAAGGTAATATTATGTCACAAGATAAATCAATATTTGATAAACTTTATGAGCAGGTTATGGGCGAGGATGATGAGTTCGAGCTAGGCCTACCGGGTGATGACGATCTCGGCGGCGGTGATGAACTCGGAGACGAGCTCGGTGGTGAAGAAGTCACTGTAACATTAACACCAGATCAAGTCGATGCCTTAAAGGCCGTGGTTGATCAATTCCCAGCTCCTGAGGATGAGCTTGGTGGAGGTGAGGATGAGTTCGGTGGAGACGAGGAGCTCCCGGACGAGGGCTTCCGTCGCGAGAGTGCCGACACAGTTAAAGAGAAAGACGAAGTATCAAGTGGTAAGCCAACAAGCGACGGTACAAAGCCTGGTGTTGATCCTTCTGATGGTGGTGGTAAAACTACAGATCCTGCTGCTGATAGTTTAGGTGGCAAGTCGTCAGGTACAGGCGATGCGAAGGTTACGGATGATGCTCCGACAACCGGTAAGGATACTGGTGAAGGTAAAAAAGTCGGAGTCGCGAAAAACTCCGGTAAGCCTGGTAAGCAAAAGGCTAATGCCAAGATATAATACAATTAAAACATAATACCTTTGAAAGCCCCTTACATATGTAGGGGGCTTTTTTATTAAATACTTAAAATGTTATTTACTCGAAAATTTCTTGAAGCCTTAGGATGTAAGAATTTATATAAATTAAGAGGAAGTACGGGCTCTAATAGAACCCATCAAAATTTGTTACCTGCTAGTCATCGCACAGATGCTAAATATCCTCATAAGTTAAAAAATTTAAAAGCATCACAAACAGGGGTACGGCTTTTAAATGATCAAGAAGTACAAGAGATAAAACAATTATTTAAAATTACAGATCTTGAAGAGACTGGATCTAGAAATTTAGGTAATACAGGAATAACAATGTATATTGCAAACAATCAATACTATCTTAAAAAGTAATGCCTGGATGGAGTACAGATACGGTAACTGCAGTTAACTATCATAGTGACGCTGAGGATATTACTAGGTTTAATAATAAAGCTCTCGGTACAAATGAGCGCAATCAAACGTATAAAAGATGGTGGAAAGAGCAAGTAAGGTTATATGGTACGCAGATAAATTACTACGCGCGTAAATTTGATATAGATAAGACTGATAAAGTATATGGTGAGAACCCGTATCAAGGATTTTATCCAAAATCTACATTTATAATGTTAATAGATTTGACAGATGGTGCAATTTCGTATTCGCAATATGGTTTAATATCTGATGATGAAATAACAGCTATTATAGATATTGAAACGTTTGAAAATGAGTTATCAGCTACTGACTATACTGGGATGAATCCTGACAGTGAGTACGAAGGAACGTTTACTATTCAAGGCAGGTACCCCACACGGGTCGCTATATCACCTGGAACTGGTGATACGTTATGTAAAGATATCTGGCTTGATCCTCCATTAACTGGAACTCAAACTTTATCAACTGGCGATACTTTTACGTTTCAATCAGTAAGTGGTGGTACGCATATGATAACAGCCAGCGCGGCGGTCGCAAATCCTGATCCATTATTTACAGCTGCTAAGACAGCAGGAACACATTTTGAGGTCGGAGGTGGCGCTAATTTAGTTTCTTATGCAATTGGTGTCGCTATTAATCGTTCGTTGAGTCATGTTTTTGTAGCTGAATGGCGTAGTCGTTATAAGACTTCTGGTGTATCGAGTAGTGGTACTGTTTATGGTTTTCGTATAACTCAAAAAGCAAAAGTAACGTCGAGTACTTCTTTACCTTTAACAATTATTGAGTCTGATACTGAATCTGATGGATATTGGACAGGATCGCAAACGCACAATTTTGATGAAAAACAAATTGCTGAGCCAAATGCAGGAGATGTATTTCAATTGATTGAATACGGTGATGATCGGCCCGAGGGTAGAAATGGTAAGATATTTGAAATCACTGAACGGTTAGATGAAAGTATTAACGAGATAAATCAATTACAAGGTCATTATGTATTTAAACTCCGAGCCCGGCGGAATGATCATACGTTCTTACCCAAGGTCATTGGTCCCGGAGAGACTACTGCAGAATTAGCCGCCGAAGCAAAATCTACACAAGTGTCTGACGTTTCTGGTATGGGTAGAGTAACTAACCCGGATACGGATTATGGTAATGATTTAGATACAGAGCAATCAAAATATTTCGATTATAATACTAATGATGATGTGTATGGAGACTATTATTAAATTCATATTCTACATCTTTTAAAACAGAATGATATCTCTCGCGGATATATTTGTTAATAGGAATTGGTTTTAAACAGTCTGCTGAATGTCCTATTTTTTCTGCTTTGTCTGAAATAATATTCACTGCTTCATATAAGCATAACCATCTTGCTAATTGTGAGTAGTCTCTCGTCGCAGGTTCAATTGTTGAATTATTTTTCATAAATCACTGTGGTTTGTAATATGGTGCTAATATCAATTGTTATTTTATTAAGAGCATCACAATCTTCACATATAAATTCATTTTCATCAGTTAGAGTTACATATACATTATTCATTTTTTTACATCCTTGACATTCGGCTAATATTCGATTTTGCTCAGCTAATTGGGATAATTGTAATGCTTCTTTTTCGAGATTTAAACGAGCGATATATCTAAGAATATTATTATATAGAAAAAAGAATAATATTTGCATGCCAGTTGTTGCAACTATTACTTTTATAAAAGTTGTAATAGAAGGGTAAAATAAAACTGCTATACTACCTATTGAAAATGAAATTAAAAATACAATAAATAAACTCTTAACTATCTGTTTCGTCATGATCTAAATCTTCCGATACAGATTTTATAAGATCTTGAATTTTTTGCAACTTTAAAGTTGCGGATTTTACAATTTTTTCATCTATATGTGTGGAAGGATTTTCAAAAAGCTGATTTAATAAGTAATTAGCGTCGGATACATTTTTATACGCACTACCGAGTTGTTCGATTAAGTGGTCGCCCGGGAACGGAACTAATTCGGCTTTAACTTGATTATAAGTTTCCGGGCTTGCTTTTGCAATATCAGCTAACGTTTTTGTAGTCGGTCGAACGTGTCTAGACTTTACGTCTTTCCAATACTTGTTAGTGTACTTATATAAATCTTCAAAAAGTATGCCTTTCATCATAAGTATTTAATAAATAGTTACATGGGAAAGTTTGAAAATAAATTTTTATCTTTACTTAAGGAAGATGAATTTGGAGCCGGTACCCCGGACGTAGCGTCGGCTGTTGATGCGAGTCCAGAAGACGATCAACAATCTTTTACAAATGCTTTAGACGAACCTGAGCATGCTCAGGATTTTGAGGATGTAGTAGACAATAACCCGAACGAGCAGGTAGAACTTTCAGACTTGCAAGAATGGATTGGTAATATTGACGAAGTATTACAATATCTTAACGGAGGTATTACTAGTATTTTAGGTAAGCTGAGAAATGATAATAAAATTGGTACAATTTTTGCTGATGTTTCAGACGCTACAAAAGGTGAAATTCTTGATGTATGTGAAAGATTAGCTGGTTTAAATCAAATTTTCAAAAATTTATATATAGAAAAACATAAATAATTAATGTTATGGCAACAAAAGCAGAATTACAAAAAGCAGTAGATGACACAACGGTTCACGCCACCTCCGCGCGCGCTGATTGGAAGGCAGCAATACCTGGCCAGGATGCTCCAAAAATGTCTGCGGAAGAGCAGGCAGAAGTAGACGTTCTTGAAGCTGTATATGTTAAAGCAAAAGGCGTTAGACAGGAAGCGGAAAAGGCTTTAGCTGACTGGACTCCTCCCGCAGCAGCTGGTGCTGGTGACGGGGATGCGGAAAAGAGGCGGAAAGAGGAACTAGAGGCAGAGTGGATAGGTGGTTATTTTTAAGTCATATTTGAGATAATAATAACTTACCTTTTAGTTCGTCGTAACTATTTTTGATTATAAACCGGGATGAAATTTCATCGCGGTTTATTTTTACACATAAATCGTTAAAATCTTTAAAATTTAATAATTCCTTAGGCCATATAAAGCATTTTTCTCCTTGACTAAGTAATGATTGAGTTTTTTCTTTTGCGGTTTGATCGCAATATTGATTATCTAATACCCAGATTCGATTATGAAACGGTTTTTGTATTATTTGTTGTTCTTGTCGTTTTGTAAAGCACGACCTACCTTTACTAATACCCCCGACTGCTACACTGTTTTTAACAAAAAAGCTATCTATCGGCCCTTCAAAAATAAACATATAATCTAAATCGTTGTTTACATTATCAATATTAAACACCGTTTTATCAGCTCCCGGTATTATTATTCTGTTTTTATGTACAAAATCATTTCTACTAAACCAAAGAGATTTAGGCTTATTTATTGCTGTTAGTAATCTCCTCTCTTTACATGTAATTATGGCATATGTTACCATTGATTCATGATTATAGAAGCTACATTGAGCTTTATCGTATAAATTAATACAATCACCAGGAAGAGAGGGAGGAGTTACAACCGGGGTTAATTTGTCTTCTGTCGCGACTGGAATATTAAATACATCTATATCTTTACATTCATTAACTATATCAATATAGTTCTTACCGGTTACTTCCTGTACCCATTTAACTGGAGATCCGCTCCATCCACAATTATGACAGAAAATGTGATCTTCTTTTACTATGTAGTAAAGTCTTCTTTTCTTATTCCAAGACTTACCCTCTCTACAGATAGGACATCCACCTTCATATACATTAGTTAATTTTTTATACTTAGGATACCCTGCGTATTGATAAAACTTCTCAACAATGTATGCTTGAGGTATTACTTCATTTAGATTCATCTACCGGGCGAATATCAACTATTTGTTTTGTAATAAATTGGCCGGTATGAGGATCAGTATAATGTGCTTCTGTACGTATTTCATTACCCATTCTAACTTCTCTCATTACAGGTGTAATTGTATTACCAGCTGGGCCCATTATAGTCTTAGGATTATTCTTATATTCAACTTTTTGCATTTTTAATCGCCTTGTTAATAATATTTATTATATTTTCGTTATTATTAAACGACTCACGCCATGAAGAGTAATTTCTTATAATAGACCACATATTCAATTTTTTAGCTTCTTCAAGAAACTTATTATAATTACTTTTATGATTTTTGCAATCTTTTAATTGTTTTTCATATACAGGTACTTCGTCAGGGTAATAATCATATCCAACTGATAGGTCCATTAATTGTAAATTTCTCTCGTAAATGGTTTGTTGCTCGTCTGTTAATTGTGTTAAATCTAATTTTTTAAAGCGCGCGAGTCCATATCTAGGAATTCCCGGAATGTTATCAGATTTATCTCCTGTTATAGCTCTATAATTTAAATATTGTTCTTTAGATACCCCTGTATATTCTTCAAAATTATGTAATGTAATTTCTTTCTTTTTAATAGGACTATAAATTCTTGTATCAACAGATATTGTTTGTAATAGATCTTTATCTGTAGTTACTATAACATTTTTCCCAGTAAGATGTGTTGATAGCCATGCCATTAGATCATCAGCCTCCATTCTGAGCGGATACATATTATGTACTCCTAGTAGAGCAATAATTTCTTGTATTTTTTCTGAGTACTCATGTACATTTTTAAATTTATCGTTATCTCTATTCGCTTTATATTCTACAGTAATAATCTCATTTCTG